GTCAATGTCAATGCGGCCTTGACCCAGCGGGGAGATTTCACCCGCGTTGAAGTTGTATTGAATCGGGGAACTTTTGGCCATGTCAGTACCTCACCGCGATCCACTCGTCTTCCTCAAGGACGGCAGGTGGGTTCTCTTGACCATCGATACCCTTAGCTGCAATCAGTAGGTCATCGTATTCCTCAATCAATTTTGTCTTTTTGGTTGTCGATTGTGTGATCGGCTCACACATCTCAACCGCGAGTCGCGTGGCTGCTGCATCAATGAACTGCGAGTCGTACTTGTTCGGGTCTTCTTCTCGTCGCACGTATCGGACATACAGAGCAGTGGCGTTTGCAAGGATGGATCGCCCCTCGACCTGGTACTCGGCGGTAGACAGATCACGCACCTCGACAAGTCGAACGAGGTCTGTGGGAAATGCAAATTTTGAAGTAAATCCCCACTGCTTTGCGACTTCGGTGGGCGTGAGACTGACGGGTGCGAGCACGTCACGAGTAATGGCAAAGTTCCACGGGTGTGCTCGGAGCACAGCATCACGCACCAGCGGCCAATTGCGCAAGCACAATCGCGCCGATTTTACATTGTCTTCCAGACTGGTAATCGGCCCTTGACCTAGTTTGTCCAGTGCCTTATTGCAAACATCAACGACCGATGGCATACGAGGCTCCTTGATTCAGATGCGGTATTTTACCGCCTTCTGCGCCGTAGTTTAACGACAGGGTAAACGACGAGCGGTGGTGTAACAGGGGGTGCTCTGAACAACAATAAAAGCATCATCAACCGCCTGCATTTTCAGCAAGCCATGCGTCATATGTAGCACGGGTCGCCATCTCATCCCAGTCCATACCGCTTTCAATCAGCACCTGAAAGATAAGGTCGCCGTGACGAATGTGTGCGATGTTGGGATTGGGTGTTTCGGCGGGCATTTAAGCAGCTTTCAAAATAGAGCCGATTGCAAATCTTGTTTGTGCCACCGCGCCGTTTGTGTAGCCCACGCGGGCATATCGCCATGAAGGACGGTGAACAATCTCAGCAAAAAAACCACCACCAGTTACAGCGGTAGTAGGCACAGATTTAATGCGTCGCCAGTTTGTGTTGTCACGCGATGCCTCAAGCCAAAGCGTACCCATTACATCAGATTCAGCAGAAACACACATCTCTTGCGCGTATGTTGCAGCATTCGCAAAAGCGGTGGCTGTTGCTGTGACTGTCAGATCGCGGGATGTGCCTGTAAACGTAGCGTTTAATGCTAAGTTAGTGGATGAGTCGTCAAACCAGATACCGGAACAAGCAATGGCACCGACACGGGCAGTACCGGCCACCAGTGCGGGCTGTGTAAAGCTGACAGGTTGAGTCGCGCTCACTTGCGTCGCAGGAATTGGCTCCGTTGCGTAGGTACCCAAGACGAATCGCCATGACTGTGTACCGGACGTTCTGGCGGTACACCGCACACGAACTCGCGTTATTCCGTTAACAGACAACTCCCATGCGTAAACAGGTTGCGCGGATAGGTTACCTGTTGACGTTTCAATCGTATTCGCATTAGATCGTATTGCCTGAACACCGAACCAATTCGTATCACCTGTAGCTTCGAGCGAGGCCTCAAATGTGACGTTTACCGTATTGAATGTTCCGGTGCAAAACATCATCACATTTGAGGCGCGAGACACGTCACCGGCAACGGTGCCGCCGACCACAGGTGTCCCGATGGTTGCCTGAATTGCTGTGATGTTGCCGGTAATGTCCGAGTAACTGGCTGGCTTAGTCGATACCTTTAACCGCCCCTCCTCGTCAATCTTGAGCAGTGTGTAATCACCATCCGCATCAGTGGACGCGGTATCAGCGATCTGGCGCATAGCGAGCATCGGTAGACCCATGTCACCACTAGACGATGCGGAATCCTCAGCCTTGAAAGCTGATGCCATTGTTGTCAGAGGGTCAGTACCACCAACAGTTTTACTACCCTCTTCGCCCGTTACTGTCACCACGCGAACAAGTTGTACGTTGGCAACGTCTCCGCTGTACATCACCTCATCAGTGGCGGCAAGTGGGCCACCTGTGGCGGGTGGCAATGTTACGTTATCAGCCACGACTTACCCCAGCATCTTGGCGATCTGTGCTCGTGCGTCGGTGATCTTCGCATCAAGGTACGCCAGATCAGAGGTGGCCTGATTGTAGTCGGCACGGGCTTTGTCCGTAGCGGCAATCGTGTCAGCAAGCTCGTCAGCCGCCCTGCGCTGGTTGGCGGTGATCCCTTGTTCAATCTCACCAGCCTTAGCTGTGGCATCAGCAATGATCTGCGAAGCCTTGGCTGCGGCATCGTCTTTGACCTTGATAGCGGCCTTCTTGGCAGCAGCCAGTGTTTCTTTTGCGTCAGCAAGCTCGGCGGTCGCCGCAGCCGCGTCAGCGCGCGCAGCGTCAACTGCTCTGCGTAATTCTTTTTCGTTCTGATCCAGACCAGCTAGAGTCTTGAGAACGACCTCGGCATCCTCGAATGCCTTGAACACGCGGGTCATTTTACCCAGCGCGTCGAGTGCGGCTTGATGGCTCATCGTGGTGTCCTCGCAAACATGATGACAGACAAATCTGTCGAGTCGTCACCCGCAGTCACACGGGGGCGCACGAACAGGGGAGTCTCGGTAACGAACTCCATTGATGCGGCGGTCTTGGTGATCGCATTACCCTGAGGGTCTGTCAATACCACCCAGTCGGTGCCATTGTTGCTACCCTCGAAGTTCACAGAACCACCTGCACCGAAAGTGCCGAGGATCTGGATCGTGCGGTCAGGGAAATCGCTGAGATTCACGGATGCGCCGTCATCACCATTGAGCAAACCGCTCCATGTGACCAGCGTGGCGTGATCCACGTATTGCCCACCTGGGTGGACGATGGTTGGGCTTCGTGTTGCCATATCGATTCCTCAAAATGGGATAAAGGGGGCCGAAGCCCCCTCCATCAAGGTGCCGTGAAGTACAGATCAACCACAAGGAAGTCTGCGCTGGTAGGCAGCGCGGCGACCGCGATGGTGGCAATGACGCGCTCGGCGGCGGTCAGCGGATCAGCTTTCACAGCGGCAGCGTTTCCGAAATGCGTCGGCGTGTTCGCGGCGGTGAACGTGGCAGCCGTGCGGTATTTGCCGGTAGTACCGGAAATACCAATCGCAATAGTGGCCGACGCACCAGCCGTAGCTGAGGCGGTGAGGACACCGTGCGAGAACGCATAACCAGCGGGCACATTAGCGAGCACAACGGTGTCGCCAGCGGCTTGACCATCATATTCGATTGTGGCGCGGAAACGGCGCATGTTACCGCCCTGGACAGCACCACTGGCCTTGACGCTTGGGGTGGACTCAGTACCGGCCACCTCGGTTGCAAAAGTTTCAGCCATGTTTGTGCTCCTTAAACGTCACAGATGATTTCAACGACTTTTTTCTCTTCGGTGCGGGTTGCGCCGAAGGTGCCCTTGACGTACACCTGCGTGGCATACGATTTATCAGCACGCTCGCTGATCTTGGTGTTGATGTCATTCCACATGCCCACATGCAGACCAGACTTGGCCCACGCGAAGCAGCGGCGATCACCAGAACCATCGACACCGAGGCGCTCGATCTGGATGAACTTGAAGCCCATGAAGGTGTCAACGTCGCCCTGCACCAGTGCTTTGACCGAGTTGAAATCCGAGGATGTCACTTCGGTCGTGCCGAGCAGGTTGTCGATTTGTTGAGCGGTCACGGCGATGTAGAGCATCTCAGATTTGAGATCCACTTCGTTACCGGCCAGTATGCGGCGGGCTTGGCGCAGCTTGGCCACGGTCAAGCCGGTGCCACCCACTGCGATCTGTTGAGTCGCCGTTGCGAAGTCGGTGTCGGTCGAGCCGTTTTCGCCCGTCTTGGCAGTGCCCAGAGCAGCAGCGATGATGATGTCATCCATCGAGCGACCCAGCGAGTACGCGCCGTTGATGGCGTAGGGGCTGGTTGGGTCGATCAACATGCGCAGTTTGTCTTGATCGTCGATCATATCAGCCCACTCATAGTCATCTGGGAATACCCAGCGAGCGTCGTGAGGGGTGGAGATGAGCGGCGTGTCTGCGTGGCGAGACGTGCGCTTTTGAGCGGTCACTGCACCGATTTGCTCAACGGCTTTGCCCGCTTTGCCGGTGTAGGAACCAATGGTGCAACAGTCGCGCAACTTGGAGCCGCGCTGTTGGAGCAGCAGTTGCACGTTGGTCGTGTACTGCTGCACAAAGGCAGTAGAAACTTGAAAACTCATGATTTACTCCGAAAAGTTGAAACAAGATTACCCGGAGGCTTGGTTCGACTTATCCACCATGAGGAGGGGTCAGGAATGCAGGCGGGGAATTGGCTATCTTGTCCTTTCGGGGTAGCCGCAGCGTCCGCTTGTCAGATGCGTCGGGCGTTGCCGCATCTGTTGGTTCACATCCTAGCACATAATTCTCAAGTAGGGTAGCCCTATCGACAATTTCTTTGATTTCAGTGATCCCGTGGCGCGAAGCCACGGGGATCAGCGCTTCAATGATTCGCAGGCGCACATCAACCTGCATATGCTGCCTCGTTCAAACGCTTCATCTTGGCGACATGTTCCGGGCTACCGTTGAGGTATGCTTCCATGAACTGCTTGTCGGTCTTGAGGTCAGCGATCTGCTGTTGCGCGGCGGCGGGGGTCAAACCGAACCCGGTGGATCCGTTACGCTCACCACCCTCGAAACTGGACTCGCCCATCTTGGAACCGAGGACGCTGAACAGTTTGAGCATTTCACCCGTGCCCAACTTGGCCTCGTAATCGGAGAGTTGCTGTTCGTTGAAGCCGAGGGCAGTCACGGCGCGCTTGCCCATGTCAATCTGCTTCTCGTAACCCTGCCCCCATTCCTTCTTGAGTGCCGCGATCTCTTTTTCGGAGTTCTGCTGCGCCTCGGCGGCCATCGCCTGACCCTTGCCTGCGGCCATCTGGTTCCAGTCGTTGAACAGATTACCGGCTTGTTTGGAGGTCAGACCGTACTTATGGGCAGTACCCTTGAACCATTCGGTCAGTTCGGGATCACCGCCTTCGGGCGGCTTGATGTCGTACTTGTCCGGTGACTCGGGACGACCCAGGCGGTTATAGAACTCACCCATCTTGGCTTCGTCGGCATCCGGGCCGGGGATTTCCAGCAGAGACTTGGAACCACCGGCAAACTTTTCCAAGTTTCGGTAGCTCTCGATGGCCTTGACCGGGTTGTCCCAGCCCTTGTTCGTGATGTAGGCGGTGGTCGCCTCATCGACTTGACCGTACCATGGGGCTTGCGCTCCGTTATTGATAGCAGCGGACGCAGGGTTTGTGCCGGTTGTGGCTGGGTTTTGGATTCCAGCAGCGGCACCATCGCCGCCACCGTTATCGCCCATCAGGGCGGCAGTAGCATTACTCATTTTCAGTCCTTCCAGGTAAGAGCCTTGACGGCCCACATCTGAGCAGTTTGAGCTTCGGTAATTGCTATGGAGGCCATTCGAGCGACCTCAGGGGTTCCGATCAAGCGCAACTCATGCATGCGGTCAATAAGGGTTGCAAACCCCTGCTTGCACTGCGCGACAGCATCGTCGCCACTCGGGTTAAAACTCAGGCCAACGGCCTTTTGTCCATAGGTTTGGTTAGTCATTTTGATCCTCGATTAGTTTGAAAACATCGTCCTCGGTCAGTTGCAGGTGTGCCTGAATCCGGCACCACACCTCGCGCCTGCCCTCCAGAAGATACGTGGTCTGGACGTTGTTGACATCCGCTGTGGGCAGGGTTGCCCGACAGAAGCGCCGGAGATCGGCCAGAACCTTGCGACCCTCC